TCTGCATCAACATCAATTGCGCGCACAATGCCCGATTTAGGGTCCGGGTTGTGATCTGACTTGCGCGTTGAGTGTCTAGTGTCTGCAATCCATCCATCAGACTTCCTATCTCTCTCCGGGTAATCATCATCAATTTGTTCGCGTAGTTTAACTCCGGCCCTGCATAGTTTTGGCATTATCTTTATAGATTGTGCTTAGGAAAGCAGCAACTTGGCTTCATCGGCAGTTATGCCGAGGCGAGCAAGCAAGGCTGCCTTTTCGGCTGCCTTAGTCGCTTCTTGCTCAGCCTTCCAAGCATCATACTGCGCAAAGCCTGCCTCAAATTGTGCTTTACTAATTGGTTCTGCTTCAAAAAATTGAACACCATCCCAATTATCACCATTAATTGCCCAACCGCCATTAGGTAATAACATATCTAAAACTTGTGAGCCAGTTGCCATTTTTATGCTCCTATTTCCATCAAAATGATTTGAGATGAGCCAGCGCCATCTGCCTGGCATAAAACTTGAGATGTCGCATTTGTGCTGCAAAAAGTAGTTTTGTAAGTGCAAGCAGAAGTGGTTGCGGGCTCATCTAAATAATTAATACTTGCTCTTTGTTGTTGTAAAAGTGCCGTCACTGTTTCTAATAAAGTTGTATCTGCCGTCAAAATTGTTGTGCCATTTCGCACTAAGCGCAAACTCATTGAGGTGGCTGAATTTGCATCGTTTTTTGTGACTTTTTGTGCTACTAAAACCAAAACTTTACTAGAAGCAGCGGAAGGTGTGATAGTTGCCGTTAAATTACTGTCTATGAATGTTGCTGTAGCGCTGGCAACGCTGGTAGTAGTAGTTCCCATCACAACCTGCAACACCTTGCCACCACCAGCAGGCGCAGCCCACTTGAGGCCAGTTGTTTCAGCGCTATCGGCGGTTAAAACTGTTCCATTTGCTCCAACACCTAATCTTGCGTCGGCGGTGTCAAAAGTAAATAAATCGCCCTTAGTTGTAAGTGGCGTTTGATCAGCAGTCGTTCCCCATTCTGGAGCAGTTCCCCCAGCATTTACCTTTAAAACTTGTCCAGCAGTTCCAATAGCAACTCTAGCCTTAGCAGTTGCGCTAGTGTAATAATCAATATCCCCAGCAGTCGTTCCAGGGTTTAAATTCTTGACTGTTGTGTCAGCAGATGATCCGAGTGTGCGGATAGCGGCTGCTCCGTCTTTGACCAAATCCGTATCATCGGGGGTAGTCCAAGAGTAATTCGTTGTCGTTGCCATTTATTCTCCTTAAGCGACTATTGTAGCGTTATACCATTCCAAAGTTGGACTGATTGAATTCCAAGTTTCGCCAACTGGCACTGAGTTCCATCGAAATGCCTGGAGGCTAAATGCAATTGGTGAAAGCGTTAATTCTAGACTAAGGCCGCTAACTCCAGCCCTCCAGGTCCAGCCCTCAACAAAACCTTGATATTCGCCAAGTGTCATATTTGATGGCAAATTTTGGATGTTTAAAGGTTGGCCCATAAACACTTCTAAAAGGGCATCCCGGTCTGCATCATCTATCTCAGGGTTTTGTAGTGGGTAAGTAATGCTTGGCATCTCATATTGTGGAAAGGCTCTAATTTGCAAGTAAAAATCTGCTTGATCTTGCGCATCGGTTAAGTTTTGCAAATGTGTTGTGACTACCCAAGCCAGTTCCCCGTAAAGCGAGATTGAAGACAAATCCTCATCTTCATAAGATTGATTTCCGCTTGCTCCATAAATAATTAACAAACTGTTTCTGACATCTCCAGCGCGTTTTAAAATAGTCATTCCAGAGCCAAAAGCCTGCCTTGCATCTAAATCAACATATCCATTGGCTGCAAGATATTGTCCGCGATGCGTTGAATCGGCATAACCAATTCGACCTTGCGAATCTTCATAAAAATAACCTAAACCAGAATTGGCAATTTGCGTTGCTAAAGAATAAACAGATTGATCTAAATTATTTAATGCGGCAAGTGAATAATCTCCAGGGGTATCTATTTCACCCAAACCTGTGTTTTCTGCATTTTGCCATTGTGTAGTCGGTTCGTAATTATCCCAGGTAAGTGACCCCGGCACCTCATTCCAAGATGCCAAAAGCACTCCTTCAAGCACTTCGAGCATTTGGTCACCATCATTGTTTGCGCTGAGATTGCCAACAAAGTTAGACCTTGCCAAACGCGCAATTGCTCCAAGTGCCACAATGCGCACTTCTTGCCTTGCTTGAATTGTGCCGGCGTTTGTGACCACAACGGCGATATCAGAAAGAAAACCGCCAAATAAATTCACATAAGTATTGTCCGATTTTTTGACCTCAATTGTCACCGAATCATTTATTTCATAAGGCACTGATTGAGATGGATCAGTGATAAGACTTACATTGCAATAAGAAGCGGAAGGTTGCTCATAGATTGTTTGGCGACCTGAGGTGATAGTTAAATTGACAAGAGTTATCGCGGTGACTGTTGTGCCATTGATTTTAACTCGCCAATCAGGTGTAAAAACTGTCATTGAATTAAGGCGAAGCCTCCACCGCCTCCACCGCGTTGTTGTGTGTTTTGGATTGCTAATTGCACTGCCCTAGTGAATCCAGTTTCATCAATAACCGATGGCGCATTTACATTGATAACAATTGGTCGGTCTTGTTCTTCACCGGCTCTTGCTGCTGCAACATCAAAACTGCTTGGAATCGCGTTGCCGCTAGGTTTTAAAATTGTAGGAGCGGAGGCAACGGAAGGTGCGTTTGTTGTTCTAGTTGTTCCGCTTGCGCTTGCGCTTTCTGTAATCTGAGGCGTTCCGGCAGGTTTAGGAATGGTAGTTCCTGCGGTAAAACCGCTCGGCAAACTTGCACTTGGAACTGTGTTGCCGCCTGTTCCGCCAACGCTGGCTGATACCCCACTGGTATCACTTCGCCTTGCAATTGCATTTGCGGCTGCTAACACCGCAGCAGCACCGGCAGTTGCGCCAACGCCAAGCAATGGATTAAGCGCAAATGCGCTTGCAATACCAGCAACAATTGCTGATGCCTTTAATGCGTTGTAAGCCTTTATCAATGTGTTAATCAGTGCAATCGTTGCAACAACTGCTGCTTGAATTTTGCTAACCACAAAGATTGTTGTTAAGACTGCGGCAGTTGCAATAGCAACTTCTTTTAAATCAACTAAAACATCAAACACTTTGCGCGCTCTTTGGCCAAATTTTTCAGCACTTGTTTGAGTTTCTGTTAATCCTTGTTTCAGGCCACCTCGCCCAGTTAATCCATCAATAAATGAAGAAAGAGCAGGAACCAAAACATCTTTTGTAAAGGTTGCAAGTTGTAGCATTACTGGCAATAAAGCCTCGCCAAGTTCTACTTTGACATTTTCGACAGATGCCGTAATTTGCCGTTGTGAGTTTGCTAGACCATCGGATGTTCTAGCAAAATCGCCTTGAGCAAGATTTGTTTGTTCTAGGATTACCTTTTGAGCGGCTAAAACTTTTTGTTGCGCGGTAAGTGCGCCAACGCCGGAATATATGCCTAACTCAAGGGCAGCCGCTTTTAGAGTTGCATCATTAAGCAAAACACCATAACGGCGAAGAGGCTCGGCCTCACCGCGTAGAGCAGCGCCAATAGCGTTGATTGCATCTTCGGGAGTTGTGTCGTTAAAGGAAGCAAGATCAGATGCAAGGGCAACAAAATCAACAGAAAAATCAACTAAAGCCTCACCTGAAAGGCCGGCTGCTTTACCAAAAATAGCAAAATTGGCGGCTGCATCTAAAGCCTGTTGTTTAGATTGGCCTAAATTAGTTGCTGCGGTTGCGGCAAACTTGTCAATCTCTTTTGCGCTATCTCCAAAAATAACGCCAATTTTTGAAATTGTTTCTTCCATCGCGGAAGCAGCACCAATTGCATCTTTTGTAAATTTTAGAGCCATTGCAGTGGCAGCCGCGCCCATTGCAGCAAAAGCCAAACCAACCTTGCGATTGATGTTGTCTATTTTGTCGCCAAATGTCTGGCTTTCTTTTTGGCCTTTGTTTAGACCATCAACAAGATTTTTTGTGTCTGCTAAAAGACTGAGTTTGAGGGTTCTATCTCCAGCCATTATTTACCCCAAATCTTTAAAATGTCGGAAAACTTTTCTTCCCATTTTCTCACTAATTCAGGCTGAAGTTTGCGAAGGGTCGGGAATATGAACCAACCGCGCCCACCTCGACCAAATCTACCTGAATAAGTAGGAAACTGTTTAAACCTTTTTGATCCAAATTCAAACCCAGGCCAGAGTTGCCTTGTTGTGCCACCACCCGAGAAACGCTGGCGCGCAAATCCGTATGACACTTGACCGACCTTTGAGGTCTTCGATACTGAAACGCCATCAACGATTCTGCGGACTGCGGTTGGATTGATGTAGCGCGAATAGCCTGCGCTTTTGACTTTACCA